CAGATGAATTATTACCTGAATTACCGGGACATATTGATGAAATGTATGGAGAAAACGAAGATGAGATTATTCCAAGAAATGAAGAAGAAATCCAGGGATCGTCGTCTACGGGTCCACCACAACCTCCAAAATTTGCACCGTCACCGCCGCCAATGTCGCAGACTCCTGTACTCACTAATGACGGAAATCCTGTATGGAGACCAACAGCAATAGAAAAAAGTATATTTGCCCAGCGTGACACAGTCGGTGGTATTCCTGAAAGATGGGATGAAAATGAGGAGTAATATCAATCTGTTTGTGTTTCATAGAATAACATCACTCAACTATGTTTTTCGTAAAAATTTAGCGTAAATGATTGTACATCTTTATCTGTTTTAAACATAACTGAATTTTCAGATAAAATTACATTAGAAATTTTAGAAGTAGTTATTGTAGCACTTTTTGTATTTCCATGGTTTGTATTATGAAAACAAAAATGACCTGCTGATTCTAATATTTTTGGAGGAACTTTATGAGATTCTATTATCACATTTATAGATGGAAAATCGTTTACACATAACCATATATAATTAGAATCACATTTTTCTATCAAATTTTTATTTTCCAACATATTTTCACCTAATAACATTGTATAGTTATTTATCATAAAATGTTTCATTTTTATAATTGTAACTATTTTGATGATGATGATTCCAAACGCGGGTATTTTTTATCGGTGCTTTATTGGTACTGTGTTTTCTTAAAAAAATAAGGAAATTGTCCTTATTTATGCGGTTAAGGACTCTTGTCTACAAATCTGCGAATCACGGAGCATGCTTTTTGATTCGCTTCACAAAACACAATACATAAAACCTGCTCGGTGTCTTTAAGACTCTAAGACTCTAAGAGTCTGGGATTTTTTAATTAACATCAAAGAAGCATGATTTTGGTTTGGTTTTTTTTTAATACGTTATTTAAATTATATTTAAGATGCTTCATCCATGGTCATTAGGAGAGCAACCATCATATGTTGAAGATATGATGAATCTTTGCCTAGACAAAAAAAATGATAATAAAGTTGCAAAAATGTTGTTGAAACATACATTAGATATACAAGAACAACTACCAACTATTTTATACAAGTTGATTATTAGAGGCCTTAAAATGTGTATAGAACATCCATGTGATAAAACTTCTGAATTTTTGTGTGAAATTTGTGCGGGATATGAATTTCAATATAAAAATAAAGATGCAGGATCACTCAAGGAAACGTTAGAAGCTATCAAACAAAATTCCTACCTTTCTCATTATGTTGTACAAAAATGTAAAGAAATCTCAGAAAAAGATCCTAGAAAAGGATTTCAATGGTTCAACTTAAGAATTTTAATAATGGATGTATGTACTGCATTTAAAATGTTGAAAAATACTACAAAATGGAATATATTTTATGGTGGTGATACACATGCAAAAAATTTAAGTAAACTATTGAGCATAGAAGGTATATGCAATTACAACACAGTTGATGAAATAAATAAAATAAAAAATTATGTGGAATCTTGTTCGACAATAGAAAATATTCGAAAAACCAAAAAATATACTATTTTGGGAGAAAAGCATTCAGAAACTAAACTTGAATTTGCAAATAAGTTGTTGGATTTTTGTAATGAAAAGTGTCACCAATATGATGAAAAAGTGTCTGTATTTGTGGAAAAGCATCCTTCAAATGGAAATGATAAAGTTCAACAAGATTTAACGTGTAATATGCAAGATTCTGTATCTATACAAAAGTTTCGTTGTAATTATCCGGTTTGCGAACAAGTAAATATATATGATATAGATGTTAGACATGTAGAATTAGGATTCCTAAGATTTGAATTTCTTTGTTTAGATTATGATGAAGAATTCCAAAGACTTAGTTATGATTTCCAACAAGAATGTTTAAACCATGTTAAAAGTATCGCAACCATTATGATGTAAAAATAGATTATTTCAAGTAACCACTCAAAAGATTTTTTTTTTAATATATAAACAATGTCATCATGGGAAACAAAATTATTTGAATGCTTCTATGTAAAAGATTGTGGTGGTCTTTGCTGTTTTAATCATTGCTGTTGTGGTTTATGCATATGGACGGATGCATTAGTCAAAGCTGATATACCAAATGCCAAAAAATATGGCGTAAATATGTTATTCGGAAGTCTGTTAAATTCTGTTTCTGTAGGAACTAATAGAAGTAATAATGTATTAAGGGGATTGGGACAAGCTCAAACAACAGTTTCTGGTGTAAGTGGTAGAAATGCTTTGGCAGCAAAATATGGAATAGAAGAATCTACTTTTAATTCTGTTTTTGCCAGAGTATGTTGTCCACTGTGTGGACAAGTTCAAGAAGTAAATACTGTAATGGTACGTGAAGGATATAATTATGGATTCATATCTCTTGTCCCAGACCCAAAGTCTTCTAAAAAACGAAAGTATGGTAAAAAAACAGTTACATTGGTTCGTAATCCAGGACCTAATATCATGAACAGGCTCTAAGATAATGGTACATGACATTTAATGTTTGGTTCCATCAAAACCCATAACTTGTAAAAATATCCATTATCCGCCCTCTCTTCGCCACATTTTATTCTACGTCGTTGATAAGTCTCTAATCTTCTCAATTCTTCATAGAAATTACCCAATGGAAGAGATACATGTTTAGAACGTTTTTCTGCGAATTTCCAAAATTCTTTTCCATACTTTATGTAAGCATATTCTCTATAAAACAAATTATCAAACATTTTTCTGCATGTTTTGTTTAAACTAGAAACATTTACAATAATGAAGAAATCTAAAAATCTTGAAATATAATGTATAATTTCAATAGGAAGTGTCAATAACTCTGTCATTATTTTATTAAATAATTAAAATATGTGGGCAATGTTAAATGAAAAAGTTTGCAATACTAATTTGAACATACCTTTAAGTTATAATTTTAAGAATTATGAGCAAACCATTGAAATAACATCTAATCTAATAAATATTACAAACAAATATCCGTATACTGGTTTCAAAATAAGTGTAGAATATGATAAAATAAAAGATTATTACTATAACAAATTTTCATCATTAATCGTCGATGATAGTAACATTGATATACCATATCCACCATTATATCTTCATCATAATCCTATAAACACCAATTTTTATTGGAAAAATGTTCATGAAGACTATTCTCTTTCCACACATTGTATTGGTGTGAAAAAAAACAAAAATATGAATATGGAAGGTGCCGTGAATTTGGTTGATCCTACATTAAAAAATATTTCATTCAGACTTAAATGGATACTATACAAATCTCCAAACATGTGTAGGCCAACAACCAGAATGTTATTTCATATATTTGATCCAAGATATAGTTCATGTTGGTCACAATATATGGTTGATGTAAATTATAATTTACAAGTTGCAAAAGGAAAGATTTTAGGATCTGGTTTGTTAAATTTCGGATGGATTCATACACAACGATCAATTTCCAAATCAATATTTTTATTTAGAGGATTTCCAAAATTCATACAATGCAAAAAGAAAAAATGTACAAATAATACATTATATTTGAAAAATATTATAGAAGCAAGACAAATAGAGCGTTTAGCATTGTTAGAAACTAATCTCGTTTGTAGTGAAGTAAATGAAAATATTAGTGATTTTGTATTTTATAAGAATGGAAACTATTATGATAAACATGGATACATGACCTGTAAAAAATGGAGGTTTAATTTGGGTGAAGAGTATTCGATACTAGTTATAAACCATCCATATTTTAATAAAGGAAAGTATATGAAACAAGAAACTAATGTTTTCATGTATCTTGACATTTTTGATAATAGATTTGTCAATGATTCGATAACTACACCTATGGAACTAGTAAACATTTACTAGCATATAAAAAATGAATGAGCCCATTGACGAAATAATTTGTGATATTTGCTACAACAGTATTGGAAACAGAATAACTTGTATTTTACCATGCAAACATATTCTTTGTATGAATTGTATTGTAAAAATAACGGAATACAAATGTCATATTTGTAGAGCTTCCTATAGGCATATCATTCCATCAGAATTGAAAAAAAAACAGGGAAAAATATTTGAAGAATTCGATAGATTTTAATCAAAAAATATCTTGCAGAAAGGGTTTAAATTGTTTAATATTATCACCTAAGAATAAGAATAGTGTAAATGCTGTTAAGACCGAGCCTTTTACTTCTTTCACTCTCTCTGGATCGAATTCTTTCGACTTAAAGGGCAGTGGTAACATTTCGGAAACTTGACGCAACAAATATGCAAACACTGCTATTATTGAAACGTTGACACACAATCTAAATAAATTGTTATATTTAGATACGGTATCATCATATGAATACAAAAAGTTGGATTCGACTATTTGACATAGAAACGACGCAATCAGAAAATTTACAATGCTTGCATACACTATTATAAATATCTTTTTATAGTAATGAGCTATATTGTTTGTCATTTTCTTTTTATAAAATATTTTTTTAAAGGATTTTAGTAAGTAACTCCATGTAATTTTTTCTTCCATTTTCTTTTACTTTTATCTCCTTCATTTTCTCGCTTTGGATAATCCTTTTTCTTTTTCGGTTTTGGTGTCTGTAATTCATCTGGTGGCAAACCGTACTGTATGGGATCATATTCTATCTTAAGTGGAACATCTGAAGAAAGAGGTGAATTCGATGTCCATCTTTCCATATTCAATACTTTTTCTAATGCTATTTTTCTAGTCTCAATACTTCTACAACGTTTAGAGTGATATTTTATGGCAAACTCACATTGCAATGCTTGCCTCCACGTTTTGAAACCAGATAATACGCATTTATATGTCCACAGTTTTCCTTTGGTACGTTTTGCACCGCCTTGAATACAGGAACAATGTTGACGTAAACGTTTTACAGGATTTGTTGTGGCTCCCACATAATTACATCTTCCAGAATAAATCCAGTAGACGTAAAACTTTTGGTTATCCGTTTCATTATTCATATTTATAGTAACAATAATATTCTGTTTACGATGATATTACTTGAAGTCAAATTTTCATAGGATGTAAATTGCTGAAAAATCTGATGTAAATGTGACCAAATCATTGTATTTTTTATATATATTAAAATTCAAAGAAGATGGAAAATAAACTACGAATAAATTTATTTCAAGAAAAAATTAGACAAATGTGGGAAAATTACAATGTAAAAGTTCGACAAAATAAAAGACCATTATATGAATGGATAACGCCTCATATTACAACACAGGATCGTCTTAATTGGGCATTGTGGGATAATGATGTGAAGTTACAAGAGGATGGTTTGAAAGATTTAATAGAAAGTAATGGAAACTCATTCTTCTTATGGAAAAAGACTCAACACAAATATTTGGATGATTCAGATATAAGAATTATTACAAAAGAAGAGGCTACAAAATACTTTTTATTTGATCTAATGGTACAAGAATACACTCCAATATTATGTAATCATGAGGAATCAGAAACAAAACAAAGATTAATAAACACAGAAGAGGATGCAAGGAAAAAAATAGAAGATTCTATTGCATGTTACGAAATAAGACGAGATGGTGTTCCAAAAGGTTTGGCAATAATATCATCAATAAAAACATTACAACATTCATTTTTGAAGAAGACAAATGCACTTGCAACACTTGGTTTGGGTCTAGGTGAACAAAAGTGCAACGATTTATTATACTTGGATGTTATTTTTACAAAAAATGAAACAGGTATGAAATATGGTTCAAGACTTTTGCAAAGGATTGAGAATGATTATCCTGCGCATATTTTGTGCCTGTTTTCTGTACCTAAAAGAGGAACAATGTACTTTTATCATTCGAGAGGGTTTTCATATTCAGATATGTCTAAATCATCTCCAAACTTACTTCCAAATATATTAAACAAAATAGACAAGGCAATCGAAGCATGGAATGGGGGTTTTCCCTTTATGACACTATTACATGCAGAAACAGAAATTAAACGACCTAAAATTGGTATTATTTCCAACAATATCGATTGGAAAACACGTGAAGATGTAAATATATTCTTTGATACAGAAGGGTTGAACTTTCTTCTCCCAACATATACAAATACAATCAATGATGCAAAAGAATATATTCTTAGAAATAGAACCTGTCAAAGAATAATTATATTGACACCTTTGTTCAGAATGGAAAAACAAGACTATCACAATGTTACAAAAAAACTGTTGACATGTGCTTATGAAATTATGAAGGAAGATGCAAGTATTCATGATATCACAGTTGTTTGTGATAATAATGAAGATAGACAAATAATATTGAAAAATGTTGCTGCAGAAGTATGGGGAGAAAGTATGGACGAAGATATTATGTTGAACCCTTATATCGAACTTCCAACACCTGAAAAAGGACAATTTATAAACCAACCATATACTCCAGTAAAAAAAATATCAGATCCACATCGTTCACCACCACCATTGAGATATAAAAAATAGTAAATAATCCAAGTAATCCAAATAATATATCAAGTAAAAATATATGACATTTATGTATATTAAAAAAAAGTATAATCAAATTTTTACAACCATTACTTTAAAATTTAAACCCATAATTTATTTTTAATTATAAAATAGTAATGTGGTACGATCAATCAGTACAACTTCATAACGAGGCGACAAACATGTTGAAGAATAAAAAGAATATTAAGATAAGGGAAAGTGTAGTAAGACGTCTACATTTTGATGAATCGTCTGATGGTGGTGATGTGGATGATAACAATACCGAGAATTTGTTATATAATAATGATGTCGAAGAAAATAAAGTTTTGAAATTTTTATTATCCTTTTGCATATGTTTCCACGATAAATAAATCACCAAAACTATATCCAAATATATGATTTATGAAGGGTGTGTTTTTTTTCGTATAGTTTATAACAGAAACAAAAGAACTTTTATAATTTTTAATTTTTGATGAAAATATACGCGTTAATCTTTTGTCGGTTAATACTCCTTGTATAAGTTTGGGTGTTTTACCAATAACATCTTCTATTTCATAATCACACATTTTTAACCAACTTTCACTTACACCGACAATTATTTCTTCTTTATTAGTTACTATAAAGGGATTAGAAACATTATTTAAAAGGTTTTCCAGTGATGAAATATCATCTGATAAAATACTATTTTTTTCACACACCCATATAATCATATTGATAATATATTTTATAAAAATTTACTGGTATTTTTATAATTTATACAATAAAATGTGGCAATCAGAAACATTGTTAAATACACTGAAATATCGTGAAACTAAAAAGTCATTGATTTTCGTGGATGATGGTTTAAGTGGAGAACAATTACAACAAAAGAAGATTCAAATAGAAGAAATGGAAAGGAAGGCAGCACTCGTTTCAGATGATGACATTGTAGAGTTTTTGAAAGAAATAAAATTGAAATATTTGGGTTATCAAAACCTTATATTGCCACAAGTAATGAAAATATATCCTATATTAGTTGACTATATGAATTCTTTAATATATACAGTTTTAGAATCAATAGATGATGCATTAAAAATTAGAGAAGAGTATCCACATGATAGAGAAAGATTTTTTACAAGTTTAGTATACATATTTACAAAAGAAACAACTATTAGAAAAAGTCCCGATAAAAAAATAGGAATCATACAATTATCTCTTTGTATAATAATACTTGATTTTTTAATAACAAATGACGAACTGTTGGTAAATGAAATTTCTGATAAAAACTTTTATAAACTTAGAAAAATTAGACAAAACTGGGAAAATGAAACTATCTATGAGCCAGATAAAGAATATGACAGCAAAAAGGTCGAGGAAACTAAATTAAGAGCATACAGTAGTTATCTGGAAGAAAAGAATAACATACTAGCATCTTTTAAACAAAAACTAAGAAAAAGTATTGATTCTGTTGAAGAGTTAATAGATGCAATAAAACATATGAAATATTTAGGTCAGAACTTTATAGATACTCGATCGGAAAACGATTCATATTTGTTTGGAAGAGAAGAATTTGATAAACTAAAAAAAGATTCTGGAATCGACTTTGCAAAACAAAGAATTAATGATTTAATGGAATATGATGCAAGTGGTGAAAATAATTCACATTTAGGAATGTTACATGAGGCATTATTGGGCGTGGAAAGAAATATAGAAAATGATACAACTATTGGAAGTACAGAAACACTCGGTTTGATATGGGTAAATATTGGTGATACCAAACCAAATAAAGGAACAGAACTTGTGAACCAATATTTGAATGATGCCATATATAATCAATTACAGTTGAAGGATTCTGAAAATGTGGTATTTACAGAACGTGATTGGAAAGAAATTGGCATAAAAGATTTGAGAATGGATCATTATATTGATGTAGAAGGAATATATTATACACCAAGTAGAAAGAAAATAGTATTAAGAGAAGTTCAGACAATGATTAAAGACAATAAGCAAAGCTTAGATAAAACAATGGAACTTGGAAGAATAAGCAAGTATAAAAAATATACGGGTATATTTTTACCATTGTCTCAATTCATAATAAAAATGGAAATCTTGGTTCAAAAATTTATTAAAGTACAGCCTGAAATTTATTCAGATATTCTGTCTGTGATTACAAAACAAGCAATACTTTTCAATGAAAAACTACATACATGTTGGGGGAACAGAATAGAAAGTAAAGAAGAAGCGCATTTCTGTTTACAAAAATTAGAGCATATACTTGGTATAAAACTTGATAAAAATGTTGTTTTATATCCACTTTGTGAACTTAAAGCATGTAATTATAAAAATAAAAGAGGAAAGTGTTACAATGGTAAACGACTTGTTAAATGCAAGAAAAACATTTCCCCTATTTATTCTGATATTATATCGAGTTCACCAATAGAATCATCACATCCACAGATAGACGAATCTACTCCACTTCTATCATCGTATTAAATATTTTATTTTTCACATAAATACAAAATGAAGTTTATACATATATTAAGTTTACAAAACATTTTTTATTTTATAAATATAAATGATTACATCTATTGAACTAGATACATCTGGAAATCTCGGTACGGCATACACAAAATATGCTGAATCGTATCCTGTTTCAGCGGATGAACCAAATGGGTACACACGTATCAGGATATTCAAAAATGGAAATGTAAGACTGGTTGATGGACAGTTATTTGGAGACGATACACCAACTACACCAGTTGCTATACGAAGCCGTAAAGATTTACATTTTTCACTGGGAACTAGAGATTACACAATCGGTCATTTATCTGACTCAAGAACATCTGGACTTAACCTACAATATGTTACACCTATTAATTTAGAACCTGGTGTATATTCTATCGATGACAATAATCTTAAACGCGAAATATCAAATGCAAAAATTAGGGCACGGAATGCCATGAATGTTATAGGTTTTAGTCCAGGATTGTGGAGAAGATCATTCAAGCAATTAATAGTAGATAATAATGAAAAACCAACATTGTCTTATAAACTAATAATTATGTCACCAGGTATCAAAGATCTTAGACAAAATATAAAAAAACACGCTGAAGAAAATGAAATAATACCACTTAAATCACCTTCACGTCCGACACCGAGACGTCTGTTTTAGTGATTTTACCTCATATTAATGAGAAAACAATATTGTTTAATTTAAAAGTATTACGAAAAACAGTAATTTTTTTTTTATCAATATATGTAAACAATGTATAATAATAGAAAAGCTTCAGTTAGAACAACTATAAACTCATTTAATGGTTTAAGTCCTTATCCTTCAATACAACCTGAACTTCGTATTAAAAATGAACCCAAAAAAAGAAGAGGTCTATTTCTTTTAGGTGGAGGCCTTTTAATAGTTGGTGTATCTGTACCGATTGTAGTTGTATCTACAAGCTCATCTGATTCAAATCCTTTAATATTATCACCACCAAATCCTTCTTCACAATTTCCACTATCACCACCACTTCCTTTATCATTATCTCCATCAACACCGCCTCCTTTATCACAATCTCCTCCACCTCCTTTATCACCATCTCCATCACAACCACCTCCTTTATCACCATCTCCATCACAACCACCCCCATCTCTACCACCACCATCCGTTCCCCCATCACCACTGCCATCACCACCACATCCATCT